ACGGCGAGGATCGCTTGGGGGAAATCTGTGGGTGGTGCTGGAACAACATAGGAGCCCAGACCCAACCCAAAACAAGATATTCGCGCATTTGGTATTCGGTGAAATATATCGAGTGGGAGCATATAACCACGGAATCGGCCGCCGGCGTAGTCAGGCACTTTACCAAGCCGGTCTTGACCCAGAGGTTCTATTTCCGCGATCCAGCTGCGGCCACCTTGTTCTCCCTGCGCTGGGCCCAGTATCTATATGTCCCAACTAGAACTCTTTGAAAATCAATGACTTAGTAGGCCACGTAAGTCATTGATTTGTAATGGATTCTTTTTGGCTGTTTTGGTTGACCAAAAGCACCAAATCCGGTATAATAGCTCTATAGTTGATAACAAGGAGCCAAGATGAGCTACAAAACAGCGGATGCAGTGTTTATCTATTGTTATGCCCTGGAAGGCTACATCCGCGTGGGGCACGATGGCTCAGTCAAATTCGTCTAATTGGTGGTTGACCACTAATCCCAAAACCCCTATAATACACACATAAACTAAAAACACAGGAGCTCAAATGACCCAAATCAATATTCGCAAAGGCACCTATCGCAACCAACTGGTTGAAAACCAGGTGTTTACCCTGATCAAAGATCTTACCCCGGGACTCAAAGGCAATTTCGTGACTGTGAAGAATGACGGACAATTTCCGGGTTTCTCTGATGAGATCCGTGTGCGTGTGGACAGCCTGGAGGACATCCAGATCCTGGGCAACAGCCAGAGCCGCGAGCCCCTGTCAACCGCCCCGGCTGTGGTGGTCGAGTCCGATGATGAAGTCATGGCCCGTATCCGTGAGCGTTTTGATATCCTGCATGAGATGACCAAAGCTTGCATCGCCGGCAACATCCGCTCGGTGATCGTTTCCGGCCCGCCCGGCGTGGGCAAGAGCTTTGGTGTTGAGCAAGAGATCGAAAAGGCTTCGCTGTTTGACAAGATCGCCAACAAGCGCCTCAAGAGCCAGATCGTCAAAGGCACGATCTCTGCGATCGGCCTGTTTGCCCTGCTTTACAAGTATTCGGATCCGGACTGTGTGCTGGTGTTTGATGACTGCGATGTCTGGGAAGATCAGGACACCATCAATATCCTCAAAGGTGCCTTGGATTCGGGCAAGACGCGCCGTATCAGCTACAACAAAGATTCGCGTCTCCTGCGCGAAGAAGGTGTGCCCAACACGTTCAACTTCCATGGTTCGATCATCTTTATCACGAACCAGAACTTTGACGCCCGGCGCGCCAGCAAGATCCAACCGCACCTGGAGGCCCTGCAATCGCGCAGTCACTTCCTGGACCTCACGCTGAACACCGCCCGTGACAAGATCCTGCGTATCCAGCAGATTGCCAATGATGGCGCTCTGTTTGCCAACTACGATTTCAGCCCGGAGAAGGAGACCGAGATCATCCAGTTCATGATCAAGAACCAAGCCCGGCTGCGTGAGATGAGCCTGCGCATGGCGATCAAGATCGCGGACTTGGTCAAGAGCTTTCCCAACACCTGGCATCGCATGGCCGAGACCACTTGCATGCGGTCCGCAAACTGATCTAGCAGGACCGGATCGCCCGATCTAGCTCCCAGGCGATCCGTTATTTGGGGGTGCAAGGCGACTTGCACCCCATTTTTTTGGCCGTAACTCCGGCTTCAGAGCAGATTGCTGACCAAGAGCCGTAGAATGTCCCGGGCGTGGTGCTATATACTAGCACCATGCCACATGCTACCATTGTCATAAAAGATGAAGTCAACTGCAAGATCGAGGGGCTGAGCCTGGATGCGCGCCGGGCCCTGGTGAAAAAATTCAAGTATCAGGTACCCTATGCACGTTACCTGCCGGCTGTGCGGCTGGGGCGCTGGGATGGTTGTGTGAGCTTCTTCCAGCTGGGCGGCAGCACCTACATCAATCTCTTGCCCGAAATCCTGCCCATACTGGAGAAGTATGACTACGATGTTGAGCTGGATGACCAACGCACCTACAGTACCCAATTCCAGTTTGAACCTGTCACTGAAACCAGTTTCGCAGATCGCACTTGGCCCCGAGGTCATCCCCAGGCCGGCGAACCCATAATGTTGCGCGATTACCAAGTTGAGATCATCAACAATTTCCTCAACAATCCGCAATGCCTGCAGGAGGTGGCCACCGGCGCTGGCAAGACCATCATGACCGCGGCCCTGAGCTCCAGGGTCACACCCTCGGGACGCAGCGTCGTGATCGTGCCCAACAAAAGCCTGGTCACCCAGACCGAACGCGACTACATCAACATGGGTCTGGATGTGGGTGTTTATTTCGGGGATCGCAAAGAGTGGGGACGTCAGCATACCATCTGCACCTGGCAGAGCCTCAATGTGCTGCTCAAGAACACTCGCGACGGTGAGGCTGATTGCACCATAGGTGAATTCCTGGAGGGCGTGGTCTGTGTCATGGTGGATGAGGTGCACATGGCCAAAGCCGATGCACTGAAGTCCCTGCTCACAGGTGTGATGTCCACCACGCCCATACGTTGGGGCTTGACCGGCACCATACCCAAAGAACCGTTTGAGTTCCAGGCACTGCATTGCAGCATAGGACCGGTCATACATCGCCTGGCCGCAGCCGAACTCCAGGATCGGGGTGTGCTGGCCCAGTGCCACGTCAATGTGGTGCAGCTGGTGGACATGGTGGAGTTCAATAACTACCAAAGCGAGCTTAAATACCTGTTGGAAGAATCCGGCAGGCTAGATACCATAGCCCAGCTGTTGCGACAGGTCAACGAGACCGGCAATACACTGATCCTAGTGGATCGTGTGGCAGCGGGGCAAGCCCTGGTACAACGGCTGGGAGACCGTGCTGTGTTTATATCCGGGGCTACCAAGAGCCAAGAAAGGCAGGACCACTATGACGAGGTGGCAGAGACGCAGGACAAAATCATTGTCGCTACCTACGGTGTCGCGGCAGTGGGTATCAACATTCCCCGTATTTTCAATCTTGTTCTTATTGAGCCTGGCAAGAGTTTTGTACGTGTTATACAAAGCATTGGTCGGGGTATTCGCAAGGCCGAAGACAAAGACTACGTGCAGATCTGGGACGTGACATCCACTTGCCGATTTGCCAAACGGCACCTGGCCAAACGCAAGGTCTACTACCGCGAAGCCCAGTATCCCTTTACCCAAGAAAAATTACAGTGGATGAAGATTTGACATCTTGGCTGTGACCACATATACTTGTGACATGAAAATACTGACCCTGGAAAACCATCATTACGATCTAGATACTCTGCCCGAAGAGGTAGATGATCTCCGCTTTGCCATACTGGATAACTCCGATCCCGCAGAACCTGACTATCATTATATTCCGCTGATATTCCTGGAAAGCTTTTCGGCACCGGCATTGGTGCTGCGCATTGGTCCGCACGTGATCAAGATGCCCATGGATTGGCAGATCCTGATAGGTGAACCTGACCTGGGCGACCTAGAAGTGCTGCCCCTGACATCCATAAATGATCGCGGCTTCAAGGCCTTCCAGTTCAACCCACTCACAGACTTCCGCCCCAGTTTTCCCGACATCGAGATCCTAGATGTGTATCACGAAGTAACTTGGTATTCGCCCAAGCTCAAAAATGGCCAGCTGTTGGCTGTGCCCATACATGATGGATCGGAGCCGCAATGTGTGTATTTCGTCAAGGATGTGAGCCGTAACTGCGAGATCGTGGACTACAACAAGGCTTGGTAACATGCAAACTGCGCGGGATCTCTTGCGAGAAAATCAACTTTGGCATGAAATAAGATTCGCGGCCCGTACCAATCCGGCTTTGCAAGCCGAACTAGATCGCGTTATAATGTTTTACCACCTGAGCAAAAAACATGGCCAAACCCAAACCCAAAAATAGTTCTGAAGCCCTGTCGATACAAAACGAGATGCGGCAGTTTGATCTCAAGAATCGCGGCTTCTATGATTCACTGACCCAAGAAGACCAAAAGAAGTTCAGCCCCTATCTCATGATACGCTGGGGTAGCGCAGTGGAAGGTAGTCCGGAACTACAGGAATACTACCTGCTCAGCACCAACGAACGACTGAACCGCAATTTCTTTGACGTCAACACCGCGCAGCACAAGAAACTACAGTGGCTCATGGCCACCACGGTCAGCCCGGATCTTGGTCCGGTGCGGCATACCTGGATCGCACCCCGCAAGAAAACCAGCGACAAGATACGCCAACAGCTAGAGGAATTGTTTCCAACCATGGCAGATCCCGAACTGGATACCCTGGCAAAAATCACCACACAACAAGAGATCGACGAATACCTAGAGCAACTGGGCCAGCGATGAGCTATCGATGTGAATTCTGTCAGCGCGAGTTCCAGCGCGAGAGCACCATCGCTGTCCACATGTGCGAACCCAAACGCCGTAGATTGGGACGCGGCGAACGTGGACCCGAACTGGGCTTCCAAGCCTATATACGCTTCTATGAGATCACGCAGGGCTCGGCTCGTACCCGGACCTGGGAGGACTTCTGCGATAGCCCCTACTATCGGGCCTTTGTCAAGTGGGGTCGATACTGTGTTGATACCCGGGTGCTGAACCCCCCGCAGTTCTTGGAATGGCTGTTGCGCCAGAATCGCAAGATCGATCACTGGGCCACGGATCGGCAATACGAGGAATTCCTGCTGGATTATCTGCGCCGCGAATCGGTCACGGATGCCTTGGCCAGATCCATCGAGTGGAGCCTGACCTGGGCCGAAGCCAACCAAGCACCTGCGCATGATTGCCTGCGCTACGGCAACACCAATGCCATATGTCATGCCATCACCACGGGCAAGCTCACGGCCTGGACCATCTACAACAGCGAATCGGGTCAGGCGCTGTTGGCTCGTTTGGTGCCCGAACAAGTCTCGATGATCTGGCCCTGGATCGACACCGACATATGGCAACGTAGGTTCCGGGAATATCCCGCGGATCAAGCCTATGCCCAGGAGATACTGAAAAAGGCCGGATGGTAATGAGCGCAGACATCGACATCGACGTCCCGGACCGTGCGCGTGTGTTGGAATTGATCCAGCATGTGGCAGCCCGACAGAGTGACTCCCGTCGTCACAATTCAGGAATCTACGTCACAGAAATTCCCAGAGATCCAGTCTTGGGCTGTGCTGCCATCGATTATCAAGAGGCCGAAGATCGCGGTTACTTCAAGATCGACTTGCTCAACATGTCGGTGTATCAACAGATCCGGGATCCAGAACACTACGCTCAACTCATGGCACA